CAACTACTCAAGCAATCCTTAGAAAAGCTGATCCGTGGTATATGGGCGCAAACTCAACTAACTCTGGAAATAATTCAAATCTTATTTTTACAGCCGGAGGTAGTATTGATTATTTGAATGTTAGCTATATAAATGGACAAGGGCTAATAACAAATACTAACTTTTTGCTTATGTTTATTTGACAATAAAGTAAAACTGTTATCTTAACAACAAGAAGGTGTTACAAATGGAAAATCAAAGCTCCCCGCATATTGCACAGCAACAGGCTGAATCTCTCGCTCGCGTCAATCCACCGACAACGGAACAGATTGCTCAACACTACACCGCAATGCTTGATAGCGTTGCGCTGATTAATGCCGTTATTTCAGGCAGTGATGTTTCATGTAAAACAGATCAAGAAAGAAAAGACTGTGTTGATCGCAATGTGCGACATTTGGAAATTATGCGTCCCAGTGACTTTTGGACTACAGAAGACATGACTTCGATTGATGCCGCTATTGCAGCAGGCAAGGCTTACGTCTAATCTAAGTGGAACCAATCACCGGCATCCTCGCAGCAGTGTCGGCGGCTAATGCCGCCTTCGGTGCTGTTAAAAAACTCGTAGCCGCAGGCCGCGAGGTGCAAGACGTTGCCGGTCAAATTGGCAAATGGTACGGAGCTTTTGGCGATTTCAATAAGCTTGCTAACGAAAAAGCCAACAAAAAGCAAAGTGTCTTTGGGCGTCTGTTGCATGACGGTAGCGTAGAACAAGAAGCGTTGCAGATCACAATGCATCGACAAGCTCTGCGAAAGCAAGAGTATGAGCTTAAACTTCTCATCGTAGCTCACTATGGTGAGAATGTATATAACGAGATGATTATGGAACGCATTCGCGTACAAAAAGAAAGAGAAAAGAAAGAGCGTGAACACAGGCTTCGACAGAAAAACTTCATACTTAATGCTAAGTATGGTGCAGCCATTGCGTTCTTGCTAACAGCGATCATTGCTGTTGGCTACTACATTATTGACAGCGTACAACGATGAGCTTTAAGCGACCCCCTGCAAACGCTACTCGTTCTGAAAGAGAAGCCTATGTCAAAGCACTTGCTGCTATTAGTATTAGCATCTTTGCTCTATGCCTTGCTGTTACAAATTACTTTGCCGGACGAAACTCATCTGCTGTACTTAACGGCACCATAGCCGCTAACAACCTGTGGACATGGTATGGCACGAAGAATGTCAGAGCCACGATACACGAAGTTGCAGGCTCCAAAGACGAAGTAGTTCGTCTGCGTGGTGATATGGAAGAGATCGAAGCTAAGGCGCGTGCAGCAGAGGCTGCTAGAGACGCTGCAAAGATTAAGTCGCCTTGGTTCTCATATTCTGCAATGGCGCTACAGCTTGCCATTGTATTGTCGTCTGCTGCGATTTTGGCAGTGGCAATGACGCTATTTTATGTGTCGTTGGGCGTTGGTGGTATCGGCGCTCTGTTGTTCTTTATTGCTTTAGGAGCTTGATATGTTGGAAATGTTGGGTGGTGGTTTACTCGGTAGTATCTTCGGTGGCTTGTTTCGTCTTGCTCCCGAAGTATTGAAGTTTCTTGATAAAGGCAGCGAGCGCAAGCATGAGTTGTCGATGTTTAGTCTTCAGACTGATCTGGAGAAGATGCGCGGTCAATTCAAGATGGAAGAGCGCTATGTCGACTATTCCGTTAAGCAGCTTGACACCATCAAAGAAGCTTTCAAAGAGCAGTCTGCCACCGCCAAAGATGCCGGATGGTTCGTTTCCGCTGTGTCTGCCCTAGTGCGTCCCGGCATCACTTGGGCGCTGTTCTTCATGTATGCCGCAGTGAAGGTGGCAGCAATTGTGTTGGCTATGCAGACCGGTGGACATTGGGCTGAGATTCTGCGTCAATCGTGGGATGTTGATGACTTTGCCATGTTAAACATGTGTTTGACATTCTGGTTCGTTGGTCGCTCCATCGAAAAATATAATAAGCAATGAAAGAAGCGATTAAAATCGCAGGGGAGTTGTTGGTAAAGCCCTTCGAAGGCTATGCCAAACGACTCCCCAATGGAGACTGTACAGCCTATCCAGATCCCGGCACAGGTGGACACCCGTGGACGATTGGATGGGGCTGTACCGGCCCTGACATTGTTCCCGGTACGGTTTGGACGCAGGAGAAAGCACAACAAGAGCTTGATAATCATTTGGTGCATTTTGCACTGGGGGTATTGAAACTTTCTCCAGTTTTGGATAAACAACCCCCTCGTCGGCTTGCCGCAATCATCTCTTTCGCATATAACTGTGGACTTGGAAACTATCGCATCAGCACTTTGAAGAAAAGGATTGATGCCCAAGATTGGGTAGGTGCCCAAGAAGAAATCGTCAAGTGGAATAAAGCCGCAGGAAGAGTCTTGAGAGGACTTACACTGCGACGACAAGCAGAAGCCGAGCTACTAAAATGACTATGGAAACCGCCCAACACGCCGCCGAGTCTGGCGCAATGATTGCAGCTAAAGCTGCGCCACCGGCAGCGGTGTCAGTTGCAACACTTGCCGGGTATCCGGTTTCTGAAATTCTTGTTTGGGCAACGCTTATCTATACCGTCATTATGATTGGTCACAAGGTTTACCAGATTTACAAAGAAGTCAGAAAAGGATAAGAAATGAACACACCGAGCGTCTTGAAGATCATAGGTCGCGAATACGATGTAGTTAAACTGCAAGAATATGAAGATCAAGTAGGTGGTGTAGATTTCGATACAAGTGTTATTTCTCTGAGAGCAGGACAACAAAAACTTCTAGAATGTGATACACTGATTCACGAAGCCGTTCATGTCATTGATGAAATCTTTCAACTTGAAATGACAGAGCGGCAGGTGTTTTGTACAGTCGCAGGTATCATCGCCCTTCTTAGAGACAACCCGTCGCTGATGCCCTATATCATCGATGCCATTACTTCACCGAGAACAGTATGAGTAAAAACTTCACCGCTAAGCAAAAAGAAATCGTAGCTCGTAAGTTGGGCTACGACGGCCCGATGCAGGGCTTTGATGAGTTTCTGCAAAGCTCGCCTGCGCTTGCCATGAAGTATGGCATGGTTGCTGATAAGTATATGGCTAAGGGCGGCATGGTAAAGAAGTATGCTGATGGTGGTGATGTTAGCAAAATCACATTTAATGTCGAAGCTGCGTCTACTCCGCAACAAAAGGCTGATGAATACAATCGTCTGTTGTCGCAAGGCTACACCAATGAACAGATTCGCACTGCTGCTGAAGCTAAGTTTGGTAAGCAGAGTGACGAAAATTGGTCGCAATTGACTTCGATTGCTTCTACTTCCGCATCTGCACCTGAACAGAAGAAAACAATCGGACTTGTTGATCGTCGAAATGAAACTGGTATCACATTCAATGTGGATGCCTCATCGAAGCCTCAAGAAAAGGCTGCTGAGCTTCGTCGTCTTTTGGCAGCGGGTTACACCAATGCTCAAATTCGCGCTGCTGCCGAAGCTAAGTTTGGTGTGCAGAACGATGCTGACTGGACGATGCTGACTTCAATGGCTAACGATGCCACAAACACGCAAGTGGCAAATAACAATACAGCTACGAATAACAACACGGCTGCGAATAACAATACAGCTACGAATAACAACAATAGCATTGTTAATAAGCGTCCGGCAATTACATTCAATGTTGACACCGCATCTACTCCGCAACAAAAGGCTGCCGAAATGAAGCGCCTCTTGGCAGCGGGTTATAGCAATGCTGAAATTCGCGCTGCTGCTGAAGCTAAGTTTGGTAAACAGACGGATGCTGACTGGTCATTGTTGACTTCGATGGCTACAACAGACGCTACGACTAAAGACAATAACACTGTTGATCAGCGTGCTCCAATTTCGTTTAACGTCGATGCTAAATCGACTCGGATGCAAAAGGCGAAGGAATACAATCGACTTCGTACAGCAGGATACACAGACGCTGAAATTCGTGGTGCTGCCGCAACTAAATTTGGAAATCAAACGGATGCTGATTGGACATCGTTGACTTCGTTGGCTAATCTAAAAATTGCTCCCGATATTTCTCGCGGTACTGTTCAACAAAAGATTGATGAGCTTACTCGTCTTCGTTCAGCCGGTTTTACAGACGACGAAATTCGCCAAACTGTTAATGAACAAATTGGCGTTCAAACAGATGCCGATTGGAATCGTCTGACAACGCTAACCAATATCGGCATTGGATCAGATTATTTCAATAAGAGCGATGATGATAAGGGTCGTCTATACAACGATCTAATTGCTCGTGGTTATTCAGATGACATGATTCGCGCTGCGGTTAATGCGCGTTTTGGCAATCAAAGTGATGCGGATTGGAATTCGCTGACCTCTATTGCTACCCGTCTGAAGAATACGACACAACCTCCGAAGCCTCCGGTTCCGCCTACACAGCCTCCGGTTCCGCCTACACAGCCTCCGGTGCCTCCGACACAGCCTCCGGTTCCGCCTACACAGCCTCCGGTGCCGCCGACAGAGCCGCCGAAGCCTCCGCCGCCTCCGCCGCCTCAGCCTCCGAAGCCTCCGGTGCCGCCGACCACGCCGGGAAACACCACCAAACGCGACGCTACAGGTCGTCCTGAATTCAGCGAAACTGGCGTTCCCATCATGGGAGGTGTTACGGATGTCACTGCTTCCACGACATCCTTGGAAGGGTTGAAACTCGTTGGTACTGATTATGAAGCCGGTGATGCTCCGCAGGCTCAGGTCAAAACCACCGGCACTGCACAACAAGCCACTGCCGATACCGTTGCAGCCGGTGAAACCTACACTGCGGCAACAGCTACACCGGGCGTTACCTCTGCCTTAAAAGACCTCACTGCCCAAACCGGCACCGTATCTAAGGAAATGCAAGCTGCTCAAGGCACGCTGTCTCCCGGTGCTACGGCAACGGCTGTAGAAGCCGCTGACGCTGCACAGGTGAAGACGCCTGCTGCCATGCAAGTCACCAATGACATGCTTGCTAAGGCTGCGGGTGTTGCCGATGTTGGCGGCATCCCGACAGCGCAGGCTCAGACAACGGGTCAGCAGTTTACAGCACAGGCTGCACAGCTTGCCGGTGGTGCTCCGCAGGCTCAAGCGGTTACGGGTTATCAACTCGGACAAGCTGGTGTTGCACAACAAGAGCAAACGGCTGTTGAAGGTGCTGCCACTGCCGGTGCTGCTGAACAAGCTACGGCTGCACAAGGCACCGCTCCTGCTGCGGTGAGTGCAGCTCAGTTCTCTGGCTCTACTCCACAGGCTGCTGCCGCTACGAAGTATGACTTGGGCGCTGTGCAGAATGCATCGATGACAGCAACGGCTGTTGAGGGTGCTGCCAAAGCCGGTGTTATCCCCGAAGCAACGGCTGCACAGACGGCTGCACAATCTACAGCGGTTGGTCAAGAGCGTCAAGTGGCTGAGCAGGAACTCATCGATGTTTCTAAGCAAGCGCTTCAGATTGCAGAGCCGGTACAGGCTGTTGCTGCTGTTGCTGCCGGTCTGAATAAAGACGCTATCGCCATCGCTCAACAGGGCAACTTCAGTCAGGCACTGGCAACGGCTGAGCAGGGTCGCGTTGAAGCTGCTGCTACAGTGCAGGGTCAGCTTTCGTCGTTGATGGAGCAATTCAACAACGGCACGCCTGCATGGGCAGCAGGTGCCATCCGCGCTGCTAATGCGGCTATGGCGGCTCGTGGACTTGCCGGTAGTAGCATGGCAGGTGCTGCCATCGTGCAAGCGGCTATGGAGGCTGCTACACCCATCGCTGCGGCTGATGCACAGGTGTTTGCCAACATGCAACTGACGAATCTGAACAATCGTCAGCAAGTGTCTCTGGCAAACGCTGCGGCTGCTCAGAATCTTGAGCTTGCCAATCTGAGTGCTCGTCAGCAGGCTGCGCTGCAAAACAGCGCTAACGCATTCTCGTTGCAGTCTCAGAACCTGTCGAATCAGCAGGCTGTGGTGCTTGCCAACGCACAGATTCGTGCTGCTGTTGATAGCAAGAACCTCGATGTCAAAACCTCTGCTGCCATTGCTAACGCTGCACGCTTTGCTGAGACAAACAACCTCAACCTGACGAATCGTCAACAGGCTGCTTTGCAACGCTCTGCTGAAAACATTCAGGTTGACTTGGCTGAGTTCAGTGCTGCGCAACAAACGGCATTGGCAAACCTGCAAGTTCGTGCTGCTTTGAACGGTCAAGAGTTGACGAACGAACAGCAGATGGCGATGCTGCGTAGCACGCAAACATTTGAAGCTGCTCAGTTTAATGCCAACACCAAGCAACAAGCGCTCATGACTGACTTCCAAGCGCGTGCTGCGCTGACGGGTCAGGTGTTGTCGAATGAACAACAGACGCTGCTGTTTAACGCAACTGCGGTGTTGGATGAGCGTAAAATTAATCTGACTAACGAACAACAAACGATGTTGTTCAATGCGTCAAGCAAGCTGCAAGTCGATATTGCCAATCTGTCGAATACGCAACAAACTGCCCTTGCCAATCTGCAAGTGCGTGCTGCGTTGCAGGGTCAAGAGTTGACAAACGAACAGCAGATGGCTGTTCTGCAAAGCACGCAGAACTTCGAAGCTGCTCGTCTTGATGCCACCAATCAACAGCAAGCATTCATTGCTCAATTCAATGCTGACGCTGCGCTGAAGGGACAGGTGTTGTCTAACCAACAGCAAACTGCTCTGTTCAATGTCAGCAACATCATGACTGAGCGTGGTCTGAAGTTTAACGCTGAGCAGCAAGTTAACATGCTCAACACGACCAATGCGATGCAGGTTGAGCTTACGAATCTGTCGAATAAGCAACAGACGGCTTTGGCGAATGCTCAGATTGATGCTGCGATGAAGGGTCAAGAACTCAGCAACAAGCAGCAGGTTAATATCACCAATGCTGCGCGTATTGCCGAAGTTGCCAATGTCAACTTCACTGCTGCGCAACAAAACGCTCTGGCGAATGCTCAGTTTATTCAGCAGATCAATCTGGCTGACATGAGCAATCAGCAGGCTACAACGCTTGCCAATGCTGCAACGATTGCGTCAATGGATATGGCAAATCTGAATGCTCGCCAACAAGCGGCTGTTCAGAATGCTCAAGCCTTCCTGCAAATGGATCTGGCGAATATGTCTAACGAACAGCAAACATCGCTGTTTAAGGCGCAACAGCTTGCACAGGCTGCGTTGAGCGACACTGCGGCAGAGAATGCTGCTAAGCAGTTTAACGCTTCTAGCCAACAACAAGCGGATCAGTTTGCTGCAAGCCTGACAACGCAAGTTTCTCAGTTTAACACTGCTCAGTATAACGCAATGGAGCAGTTTAATACTGGTCAAGAAAATGCGATGGAGCAGTTTAATACATCGCTTGATGCACAGCGTGAACAATTCAACGTGCAAAACCGCACGGTGATTGATCAAGCTAACGCTGCTCTGCTTGCTCAAGTTAGTACAGCCAATACTGCTGCGACTAACGCTGCCAACTTCCAAAACGCACAAGCTGCCAAC